CATTTGATTAACCACAAAGACCCGCATCCGCAACTGTTGAGCATTATTAAGGAGTTTGAAAATGCTTGATTACTGCCCTCATCCACAACCTACTGCTGAGACAATCTGCTCTACCGAAGGTCTGTTGTATTTCGTTTGGGAAAGAGAAGTAATACGGTTGACAAAAGAAAAGGGACACGATACTCCGTGGACTAATGACCTTATATTTTCTAAATACAAGTTTACTAATATTCATCGCCGGCACGACCGGGTTTCAAAATGGATTATCAAAGAGATAATCAATTTGAACCTTAAAGACAAACACCTGTGGTTTACATTGTTGATTGCGCGGCACGTCAACTGGCCACCTACGTTAGAACGGTTAATTTACGAGGATATAATCCCGTGCTCACCAGAAGACTTTGACGCTAAGGCTTTTTCAAAGACGATTGAATCTTTTAAGAAAGAGTCACCAAAAGTCTATTCTGGCGCGTACATGGTGTATCCCACTAAGACAGACATAGGTGGTAACAAGTCGTCCGCGATGGCTAAGCACATCATCGGCGCAGCTGTGAAGTTAGCAGATGAAATAGAGTTTGAGTTATGGTCTGAGGAAGGTAAGTACATTGAGAAGTTTGTAGCTACCCTGTCAAAGTGTTTTGGAGTTAGCACGTTTATGGCTGGGCAGGTAGCTGCTGACCTCACCTATGCTAAAGGTCACCTAGATGATGCCGAAGACCTTTACACATATGCCCCAATCGGTCCGGGTAGCTCGAGAGGTTTGAACTACCTGCACAAACGTAAACCGTTCGCCAGCTGGACGCAGTCCGAGTTTAACAGGGCGCTCATAAGAATTAAAAAAGATATAGAAGACAAGTTAGACATTCACGACATGACATTACACGACGTTCAGAACTGCATGTGTGAGTATAGCAAATACTGCCGAGTCCTTCTCGGTGAAGGCGTGCCAAAAACATTGTATAAACCAGAAACGGAGTTCTGATCATGGAAATAAGAGTTCGTAATGTCAATCAAGCTTTTAGTGACATATTCTGGCGGTTAAAAACTTCAGGGTTGGTGCCTGAGCAGACCCGCAACGGTCCTGCCTTGGTATTCCCTGAGCCGGTCATTACTATTTATAACTGCCCGATTGAGCGGGTGTTGTTTCATCAAGGTCGCGACGCTAACCCTATCTTTCATTTAATGGAATCGATCTGGATGCTCGCTGGCCGACGTGACGTCGCTTTTCTGCAGAATTTTAACAGTAAGATCGGCCAGTTCAGTGATGACGGTAAAGTATTTAACGCGGCCTACGGTTACCGCTGGAGACACCATTTCGGTCATGACCAGCTAGATGACGTAATCAAGTTGCTACGTCGTGACCCGACAAGTCGTCAGGCCGTTATTGAGATGTGGGATCATAAAGATCTCAACAAGCGTACTAAGGACAAAGCCTGCAATACCCAGGTAGTATTTGATACCCGTGGGGGTCGGCTCAACATGACCGTGTTCAATCGTTCGAACGACCTATGGTGGGGTGCTTACGGAGCTAACGTGGTTCACTTTAGTTTCCTGCAAGAGTTTGTCGGTTGTGCTATTGGCCTGCGTACGGGAGTTTACCGGCAGGTTAGCAACAATCTTCATCTCTATACCGAGTTGTATAATGCTAAGAAGTACGTAGAAATGCCGCCGGACCCCGACACGTATGATTATTATTCTTCCGGTAATGTCAGGCCAGCGCCTATAATGCTAAACGGTGAATACAAGGTGTTTTTAGCGGACTGCGAGGCTTTCTGTAATGACCCGTTCAACCAGAGCGCGAAATATAAAAATCCGTTCTTTACGTATGTCGCCCAGCCGTTAGCCATGGTGAGCCGCATACGTAAAATACACGCTGGTGACGGACGCGGTTACGCCGCAAAGATTCGAGCAGAAGATTGGCGTAGAGCCGCTTTTGAGTGGATTGACAGACGTGAGGTAGCCCGAGCGGAAAAGGAATAAGCAATCGGTTTCAGGTTGCTGATTGGAAATAACAATCTGGCAACCTGCGTTTTTGGGCTATAATTTTTTACATAACTACTAACTGAGGAACTCATGAAAGACACTTTAGAATTCATCATCGCCGGAATGGAAGTCAAACGGTATCACACCGTAACGACGTTGGTTACTGAGACCGTGGGTCATCACTCCGCTGGGGTGGCGCTTTTAGCTATGTTGATTGATTTGAACCCGAGCAAAGGTCTTATTATCTCAGCATTGTTTCATGACCTCGCAGAGCACCAAACAGGGGACATACCTTCTCCAGCAAAACGTAAATATGGCATACACGACCAGGTTAATGATTTAGAAGAAAAGCTGCTACGTTCTGCCGGTTTAGGAATGCCTCAGATTGATGAGATTGACCGGCGAACTCTAAAGTTGGCTGACATAGCGCAAGGTGCTTTGTTTTGCTCTCGTGAAATATCCCTTGGTAACAAACGTATGCGTGGTGTATTTGACAGGTACATATCTTACGCAGAAGAGATGATGCTCATCGGTCGCGAAAAACAATTATTTGATTTGATTAAGGAGTCTGTGAAATGAAAGCTAACAACATTCAAGTAGGAGGCAATCATTACAAAAATCCAAATATTCCTGACCATTGGGACGTCGTTGTTGCGCTTAATTGGGATTATCTCATCGGCGCAGCTACTAAGTACCTCTGGCGGCTCGGTCGTAAGGGTGACGAGAAGAAAGCACTTGAGGATATCGACAAAGCTATACATTATCTCCAAAAGAAACGCGAATTAATGGTGGCCGAACTCATCAAGGACGATGGCTCAGAACCTATTCACGGTTACATAGATCAAGACTAACATGGCTACTTTTGTATTTGACTGCGAGACTCTACCGAACCGCACCTTGGTGTGTTTCAAAGATATAGAGTCTGGCGACATGTTTGATTTATGGCGACATGAGGTAGATTCACCCGTTAAGCTGCTCAGGTTTCTACAGCAGCCTGACGCTACGTTTGTTGGTTTTAACAATAAGTCTTTTGACGACATAGTTGTAGCTGCTTGGTGTATGGGGCGTAATGAGATGGAGATTAAATACATCGCTAACGACATAATCGTGAACCGGGTAGCTCCCTGGAATGCGTACCGTAAGTATGCCCTGCGGGAAGTTGGTTTTGACAGCATTGACTTGATTGAGGTGGCACCGTCGTTCGTAGGTTTGAAGGCGTATGGCGCTCGTATGCACATGCCGAAGCTGCAAGACATGCCTATCGCGCATGACGCAATCATAACCGTCGAGCAGGAGCCCGAAGTATTAGAGTATTGCCATAATGACTTAGACACGACGCACGAACTGTTAAACCAGCTAGAGAGCGAAGTCATGCTACGTGTTGAAATGTCCCGTCAGTATGGCGTAGACATGCGTAGCAAGTCGGACTCTCAGATGGCTGAACAGGCTTATATCAAGTCAATGCGGCTCAAGCGTAAAGACAATGAAGTGCCGAAGACAGTGAAGTACACACCGCCGGAGTTTTTGAAGTTTCAGAATGCGGAGCTGCAAGGGTTGTTGGAGAAAGTGTCTACCCACGTGTTTGACATGAACCAGAGCACCGGCCACGTCATACTGCCGGAGTTCCTGGGGGGAGTTACGATTCAGTTTGGTTATGGGGTCTATCAGCTGGGAGTGGGCGGCATACACAGCGTTCACGACAAGCAGGTGTGTCACGTGGCCGGTGATGATGTAATTTGTGACATTGACGCGGCCTCGTTTTACCCGAGTATTATTTTGGAATGCGGTTTTGTACCGGCCTCGCTGGGTCGGCAGTTCGTAGACGAGTACAGGAAGATCTATGAGCGTCGGTTAGAAGCGAAGCGTAACGGTGACAAGGTTACCAACGAGACGCTCAAGATTAGTTTGAACGGCACCTTCGGTAAGTTAGCGAGCAAGTACTCTGTTTTATACTCGCCGGACTTAATGCTGGCGGTGACTTTGACGGGGCAGTTCACGTTGTTGATGTTAATAGAGTGGTTAGAGTTAGCAGGTGCCGAGACTTTGTCTGCTAATACCGACGGCATAGCGATTCGCTACCCGAAGGCGCTCCAGGATGAGGTAGATAGGGTTGTGTCTAGGTTTAGTGACATAAGCTGTTTCGCGTTCGAATTTACGCCATATCGGGCACTAGCCATGAAAGACGTAAATAACTACATAGCAGTTAAGCCAGACCGTAGTGTTAAAGTTAAAGGTATTTACGCGCCGCTGTCGTTAAAGAAAAACCCAACAGCGCAAGTAGCCGCAGAAGCAGTATGCAACTGGTTGGCTAAAGGTGTTCAGTTTAATGACACGATACGTAACGCGCCATTTCAAGATTTTATATCTGCGCGTAACGTAACCGGCGGTGGTCAGCAGGAAGGTATATACCTAGGTAAAGTGGTTCGGTGGTATCAAAGCCACAACACTGGTTTAGATATACGCTACGTGTCAAATAACAATAAGGTTCCAAAGACCGACGGTGCCCGAGCCTGTATGGTGTTAACTGATAAAGTGGCGCACCCTGAAGATCTTGATTATTTGTGGTATCAGAAAGAAGCAATAAAGATAGCTATATCAGTCGGGTGTGAATCGTTTTTAACAACAGAAGAAATAGCGTTGGTGACTCCGCCATTTAAAGAACCAAAGAAGAGGGGTAAAAATGGAACAAGGTAATCAGCGAACGGTATACGTAGTCCAAGTAGATAACAATAAAGACATGTCTGACGCAAAGCAGTACGGTAAATTGCAGGCGGTTTTCGGCAATCCGCGCAAGCCGTACGACACAAACAATATGGTCGCGAAGGCGCGTAAGGTGCTTGAGAACTGGAACTCGGGAGATTATCTGTTGATGATCGGCGACCCTACTCTCTGCGCAGTAAGCATGGCGCTCGTGGCAGAACAAAATGACGTGGTTAATATATTGAGCTGGGACAGGAACACTTTCCAGTATATGCCACAGCGTTGGGACTTCAACCTGATGCATGACGATTTCGTAACGGCAGATGACTAACTGCCACCAACCAAGAAAGGAAAACAAATGTCAGATTGGAAATCAACTCTAAGAGTAGGTAAGCAGGAAGTACCACCGCGTATTTGTATTTACGGAGGGCACGGGATCGGTAAGTCTACATTGGCTAGCCAGTTCCCCAGCCCGATCTTTATCAGCACCGAGGACGGTCTCGACTCATTAGACGTGACCAGCTTCCCCCGTGCGACGAAGATTACCGACGTGGTTGAGAGCATTAAAACTCTCATTAAGGAAGATCATAAATTCAAGACCGTCGTTATTGACTCGGTTGACTGGCTCATTGAGCCGTTAATCGTCAGTAGCGTAGAGTCAAGTCATGAAGCAAAAGACTTAGCATACGGCAAAGGTCAAATGCTGGTGGCTGAAGAATTCCGTGAGATCTTGCAGGGTCTGGACGCGTTGCGTCTCAAGCGTAACATGAACGTGGTGTTGATTGCTCACGCAGCCGTGGTGAAGTTTGAAGACCCGCGCACCGAGCCGTATGACCGTTATCAACCCAAGCTGCCGAACCGCTGCAACGCTCTTCTGCAAGAATGGGCAGACGTCCTGGCTTTTGCCGCTTTCAAGGTTATTATCAAGAAATCTGATTCAGGTTTCAATAATACAAAAAATCGCGGTGTCAGCACTGGTGAGCGTCTTCTGCATTTTGTAGAGAACCCAGCGTATGCTGCAAAGAATCGTTTCGCTTGCCCAGACGAGATCGAAATGACAATCGAAAACTTGTCAAAACTCATTCCAATCGCAAATTAAGGAGAACTATATTATGGCTAAATTCGGTTTTGATATCACAGAAGTTGACGCATCCCAACAAACCGGCGGTGGCGGTTCCTACGACCCGATCCCTGAGGGCGACTATATTCTCAAAGCAATTGAGGCTGTTGAGAAGGACACCAAGGCCGGTACCGGTTCTTACATTAACGTCAAGTTTGAAGTCGTTAAAGGTGAGTACGCTGGACGCCTGGTGTGGAATATTTTCAACATCAACAACCCTAGCGAGAAGGCGCAAAACATCGGTCGTCAACAACTGGTGGCGTGGGCTACGGCATGCGGTAAGCCAGACGCAGATGACACCGACAAGCTGCTTGAGAAGCCGTTCGCCGCTACCGTTAGCATTGACCCCGCTAAGGGTGGTTATTCAGCAAGCAACCGTATTAAAGGTTTCCTGCTGGATTCAGAAGATAAACCGAAGGTAGTAGCGAAGTCGGCGCCAAAAGCCGCAGCGCCAGCGAGCAAAGCCGCTAACCCTTGGGATTAATGTTTTACGGGGGAAAGCGGATGCCGCCGTGCCACTGGCCGCAGTGACCAGTCAGTACTGCAGACGGACGCAGCGAGTACCCCACCCATAACTGGAGAACTAAATGGTAGCATTGCCTGCTCGACCTGAGCAAGAGGTCATCAATCGGGTGTATGAGGCGATTGAAAAGAAAGACCGTAAACCGGACGTGTATCTTGGGCGTCTGGGGTCGTCATTCATCGGTGAAGAATGTATCCGTAAGATTTGGTTAGACTGGCGCGGCTACGCTCGGGAGCAGTTTAGCGGTAGGATGCTACGCCTGTTCAACACCGGGCACATTCAAGAAGCGAGGGTGGTTGATGACCTGCGCGCAGCCGGTTTCGAAGTCTGGGACAAAGACGACAACGGAAACCAGTTTGAGTTTAATGATGAATCCGGCCACTTTATAACTAAAACTGACGGAGTTATTAAAGACGTTCCAGGCAGCGAGAAGACAGCGCATCTTTTAGAGATTAAAACGCACAACAAAAACAGTTTCAGCGGGATAGTCAAGAAAGGTCTAAAAGAGTCAAAACCTACGCATTATGCGCAGATGCAAATCAGCATGGCTCTTTCAGGTCTAACTCGCGGGTTGTACGTGTCTGTTTGCAAGGACGATGAACAGTATTACGTAGAGCGAATCAAAGAAGATCCAGCTGAGCAAAGTAAACTCAAGAAGAAAATAATCAGTCTTGTTG